ACTTATTGACAATGTCAATATACGCATGCGTACCAAGGTCTCTAAGGTCGAGTTTGAAGCTCGGGTAGAGACACTTGTGTGGGTCGAGACAGGCACGGAAAACAGGTCCGAACTCAAGTTCTCGTGTGAGTTCGTCGTTTATCATTTCAGAGATGACCCTCGAAAGGTTATCAGTCGACGACTCGTAGTCAGCGGATATCCAGAGGAGATCTTTGCAATGACGACGATGTCGAATGATATCGAGGAGGTCAGTAGGAGAGCACGGTCGCCCAATCAGACGAAAGCAACGGAATCGTCGAAGGCAACCGTGGACGGCTTTTTGGTAGTCGCCAGAAACGTGATAGGCAAGGGACTCGCCAGCCGTGATTGTTCGAACTTTCAAGGGTTCGATCACGGCCTTCACGTGACACTCAAGCGGCGTACCGTCATTGCAGCGATCGAGGGCGTCATACCAGATGTCGGAGTTGTCCTGACGGACAGCTTCGTTACCCGGAAAACACTCGAAGACTGCTTCGACGAACGGTTCAAGGAGAACCGTCTTACGCTGCCATTGAGCTAACTGGGAGATGTTCGTTCTAACACTCTCCGTCTGTACGAGACCGGCGGGGCCGATCTTCCGCACAGAACGGATTTCGAGGAGATCCTCGAACCAGTCTTGGCGTACTGTCAAACTTGCGTCGTCGTCAAAGGTGAACTGTTGGCGGCCGAGATCGTCGGTCCACGCTTCACCAAAGTTAAGGTGCTCAGCAATACCAGCCTGCGAGCCCCCACAACGACGCACAAACTCACGACAGGACTTCGTCGAAACGGGTCGACGCCTATCATCAGTGAGTTTGTCCAACGCCCCATGTAGTGTCTCTAGCATGGGGCCGAGTAGGTACAAGGCCTCCTTGGCCTGATCCTTCGTACCTGGGTCTTTCGACAGCATCCGATCATGATGCTTCATATACGTAACAAGAACCATGTTGCGAGTCAGTGGCAGAGCGGAACGCTTCGCCTGAAACCAACTCGCCCACAGATGGGTATTACGTCGAGAGACCTTCGCCAATCTCGGACGCATCCAGCGGTTGAAAACGCCGGATGGCCTGAAGGGCACGTCACAGGCCGGGAGAGGATTCCGGTTGTAACGAGCGAGAGCGAAGCAAGTCAGGTACTTCGCTCTTTTGACGAACTCAATTTCTGTCTCGGTGGCAAGATATACCGAGCCCTGCAGGATGAAGCTTTGGATCACCTCATCGCGCGCTCCGTGGTGTCGCAAGATAGCGACAAAACCGCGGAGTATGCCGAAGGAGCGTTCGCAGCACTGCGTGAATAAATTCACGAGTCGCGACCACTGCTTGTTCGCTTTTAGATCTATAGAAGCGAACTGACGCACTCGGACCTCGTAGAGAGGCCATGTGGCGTCCATCAAAACTGGTCGAATTGTTTCGACCAACTCAGAGAGTTTCCGCCCCCGGACTGACAGCCCGGGTGGTGAGTAGCTTTCAC